TTTTTCGTCTATGTTGATATGTTATTTTTTTACTTCCTGTTTTTGCACGTTTAAATCTTGTTTTTTCGGCTGATGACATTTCTCCAGTAGTCTTAGGTGTCTTACTTGATACACGTTTACTAGGTCTACAGGCTGGATAGCCTCGTTTTTCACCTTTTTGACGACCACAAGGCTTACCAGTTTTTACATCAACCCAATTTTCCTTAAACCAGCGTTTAAGACCACTATGTCTTGCCACGTTTTTTCCTCGTAGTCTTTTTTTTGCTCTTACTATAACCAGAAGCAGTTCTTTTTTTGCCATCTGGTCCTTTTACATCTCCTTTGCATACTTTTACCGCATAAGCATTAGCGTAAGCAGAAGGATATACCTTAAACTTACGTTTTGCTGCTGCTTTACCTCTGGCACATAATTTGCCCATTATTTACCGCCACAACTACATCTTTTCTTTCCGCCTTTCTTTTTCTTCTTCTTTTTCTTAGTAGTTGAATGATACATGATCAGAATTAGGTAGTTCTTAATATATTCTAAACGAAGTTTGACCTAGTGTCTCTGGTTTTGCAAGGTTAAATTGTTGTAGACAAAGATAGCCAAAAGCATCAAAAGCATGATCCACACCCAAGTTTTTATTAGGAAGTCCTGTATTTGGTGCATATGTAAGAGTTCTCAGTGCTTTTATCAATTCTTTACAACGAGGATGAATAAAAGTTCTTTGATCTCCATTGGCATCAAGTAATGCAGTGTTAACAGCAGTTATCTTATCTCTTATCTTCCAAGGACTTTTAGGACTTAAAACAGTAAAACCAGACCTTCTTAAGATCGTATGATCTGTAACACCCACTCCACTTGTCTTTCTTGCACTACCAGTAGGGTCAGGACAAGCAATAATTCTTCTATCTACCCCATACCTTCTTGTTACTTCTTCTGCAAAATCCCATGTAGTAGCACCTCCTGTCAGCATAATCTCATCAAAAACATAAAGACAATTATCATGTTTATACGCACAGATCCCTGCCATAGGGTCAACGTTAAAATCCAATCCTAAAAGTAAAGGCATCATGTGTAAATCCTGTACTTCCTTATCAATATTGTCATCACTAAAGCTAACAGCAACCAATCCAGTAAGATTTTCAAAACTAGCTTCAAATTCCTGTCTGAATGTTCTTGCATCTAATTGACCTTTGGCAGCTTCAACTTCCTCTTTTGCAACATTACCTCCCTCAATAGTCGTAAAACTCCACCTTTGCCAATCATCCCATTCCTGTTCACCACAAAAACACCACATATCATAAAACCAACTGGCAGTTCCGTCAGGTGTACTGATAAACAACGCCCAACCCTGCTTATCAGCCAATGCAGGTCTTATAACTTCAGCCCATACATCACGATCCATAAATGCAGCCTCATCCAATACCACACCAGCTAAACTTCTACCTCTCAATGCCATCGCATTTTCAGTACCCTTTAACTCAATACTTGATCCATTTATTAAATCTAATCTCAAATCTGTTTCATTTTTAGCCTGTATCCATGTTTTAGGCACTAATTTCTTTAATTCTTTCCATGCAATATCCTTTGCCATCCTATAAGTAGGAGCACAATAGAAATAAACCTCCCCAGGTCGATTGATTGCTCCTCTGAGTAACTCAATACAGGACAAATATGACTTTCCAAACCTTCTTCCAGCAACCAACACCCGAAATCTTTTCTCACTATTGAACACCTCCCCCTGTGCATACCTTAAACTGACCTCATTTAGGCTCATATCACCCTTTTTTTCATAATATTACTCATTTTCTTTCGCATTTTATACTTTTAAGGCTATTATCGAAATATTAACCCCTATAAAGACTAAGTCCGTGGCTGAATCTTTCATAAATAACCTAAACTACGATCTTCCAGCACCTCAACGTAAACCGCGTGTTCAAAAATATACAGGTGGCACTAACTCAAGAGCAGTTATAGAAGCTAGATGTCAAAGATTATATTCAAAACAACTAGAAGGTAAAACTACCAGACAACTAGTAATAGAACATTCTCATAGAGAAGGTATCTCAGAAACAACAGGTTGGGCTGATTGGAATAAAGTTAAAGAATGGAATGATCAAGATTGGTTAAAAGAAAGAGAAAAAATGATTCCCAGACTTCAAGCAATGCGTATGCGTCTATTTAACAAAGCAGTTTCAAAAGGTCAGCTTCAAACAGCAGCACAAATATTAGACAGCCTAGGCAAAGTAGTTGGTGAATCAGTAGAAACTGTCAACATACAAGCTCCAGAATTAGCTATTCGCATAGAACCAAAAAGTTAAGCAATATATATTTAAGTTCTCCGCGTATGCATATGTGTGTGTAGCATTTGCTACAGTACCCCCTATATTGTTACAGTTTGTAAAGATATTGCTATATTAATCTATTTAGTTGTATACTTATCTATTTTTTGCTATAATAATAATATAGATAAGAAATAAAACTTATCTAGCAACTTGAAAATTTATCTTATTAATTTCTCATGAAGCAAGTAACTTTATTAGGTATTCTAATTCAATTTGGAACTAACCTAAAACAAGTAAAAAAAGATTTATCTCCTATTGTTTGGGATAAGTTTAGAACTGCTGTAAACTCTAACAACATACCAGCAGTAAAACATATTCTTACTTATCCTGACTTTTACAATAGATACTACATTTAACTTGTAGTACTCTCTAAATCAATTCTAAGGGGTGTAAATATCTTTTATAGATAAATATACCCTTTACAACTAATAAGCTTTTACAGCTTTACTAAAACTAAACATCACTAAATTAATTAAACTCATGTTAAAAAACTTTGTTATTTGGTCGGGATTCTATGCACTTGGTGGAATTGTTTTGACCTCGGTTATTACTGAAAGTCTAAACAAAAGCACGTTTGCAGATTGTAAGCTTAATATCTCAAGGGATAATAAAGCATGCATACAAGTATTAAAAACTGGTAGTAGTTTTCAACAAAAGCAAGTACAAACAATACTTGCAATAAACGAAAATAAGTATTAAACTTATTAGTATACTAATTTCTAATTAATTAAACTCATGAAAAAAAAGTATTTAACTTCACAAGAATATAATTCAATTGTAGTTACTATTCAAAAGTCATCAAATTACATTACCGATAAGGAAAAAAAAGAATTTGATTTAATTTTTGATAAATTATTTGTAATTACTGATAGTGACATTATTTCAAACGAAGAAATTAACCACCCTATAACTAACTCTTAATTGAGTTAGTTTTTTTTATTCACTTTATTAATTTAAAACTATGAACTTTGCACCAATTGAGAATAAGCAATTAATTGAAACTTCAAGTTTGATTAAGCTTATAGCTAGTAATGACGTTAACGGTAACGAACAACATATTTATCTACATATTGCTAATACTGGGAGAATATTAAAAGCTTATGATGTAGCGAATAGAGGTGTATATTCAGTACCTCAAGAGTTAAAAAATAAAGCTATTAATGCAAGTTGTATTAGTATATCAATTAAAGAATATAAAAGGATATTAAAAGAGTATGAATAAATAATAGTTTCTTATAGCCTTGAATTAATCAAGGTTATAAAAAACTATTTTTTATAAATAGTTTTAATTTCAACTTACATTAATTAAAAAAATGAATCACACTTTGACAGTAAGTAACGCTTATGGGCGTGACTTTAAAAACAAACGTGAAATATTAGAGCACTATAACTCTAATAAAGACTTTCAAAACTTGAATCCTTTTGTTAGTGGTGCATACGTTAGTAAGGAGAATGCTAAGAAATATAAAGTAGCATTCTTGAATGTTAGATATAATAATTTAATGAAAATAGCAGTTATAGACGTTAATAAAGATAATTTTCAATAATGATTTATAAAGATAAGAAAGTTACTTTATATAGTGCATTATGTAAGCATTATGAAAGTAATAATAAAGATTTCTATAATATTTTAGATGATATTGTAGAAATTCTAGAGAATAAACAAATAAATCAATTGATAGAAATATTAAATAAAAAATAATACTAGCTTTAAGGGGTGTATTGAACATCCTTTAATGAAAGTATTTTTTTACTTTCAATTAAAAACTTATTTTATTAATTAAAAAATGAAAAAAGAATTATTTAAGTTTGGGGTGAATAACTCTAAATTAAAAAACACTATCACGTTTTCTAAAAGTTCAGGGTTGACATGCCCAGGTGCTAATGAATGCCGTGCTTATGCTGATATGAATGCCCAGGGTAAGAGATCGGTTAAAAGGTTTAAAGATACTGAATTTACTTGTTATAGTGCCTCACTTGAAGCTTTATACCCTAGTTTATATAACCTTACTAGGCATAACACTAGCTTATTGAATGAATACATTAAAAAAGATGATTTTAAGGGGTTAGTAGAATGTTTTAATGTGTCTTTGAATAGTAAAAGAAGTAAAAATATTAATCTTGTTAGATGGAACCAGTCGGGGGATATATATACAAGATTTGAACTTGAAGCACTTAAAAAGGTATGTGAACTTAATAAAGATTTGACGTTTTATTTTTATTCTAAAAATCTTATTTTATATCCTACAAATAGAAGTATTCCAAACAATATGAAAATAACCGCAAGTTATGGGGGGAAATATGATTATTTAATAGATAGGGGTTATTTTAAAAGATTTTCAAAAGTTGTATTTTCAACTAATGAAGCTAAAATTTTAAATTTACCGATAGACACCGATGATACACACGCTTATATGGATAAGGGTGCTAACGGCTTCGCTTTATTGCTACACGGTACTCAAGAGAAGAATACAAAAGCAAGTGAAGCATTAAAAGAGATAAGAAGAAATAAAAAACTAGTTACTGCTTAGATTGTAAAAGTAATAAGAATAATAATTTATAAAGCATATCGTTATTATTAGGGGTTATCTCATCAACTTGAGAAAACTTTTGATGCTTAATGAATGATTTAAGCTGATTATTGTCATGAATGTCATGATTATGAATGAAATTTTTAATAAAAGACATTAAAGGCGAAAATTAGTTGATTAGTATACTAATATAGTGTATACTAAAATATATAATTATACAATTAATTAATCATGAATGAATCAAATTTACGTTTATCGAACGTACAGCAAAAAGCTATTAAGGCGTTAGCCAAAGCAGATGCTAGACCAGTTAAACAGATGTTAGCTATGGTCTTACATGAAGGATTTGTCTGGGTATTTAATGAATTTTCAGATACTCATACACCTTACTTAGGGTGGCCTGATGATTGGAAAGAAATTGAAAAAGAATTAGAGCAAGAATATAAAAAAGCTATGGAGGTTAAATAGTGAAAGAAAATTTAGAAATCACTAATGACATTAAAAATAATTTTAATAGTCATTCTAAAACTTACATATTAAGAGAAATTCTTATTAAAAAACATAAATTAAAAGCAGTTGAAGCTTACGTTTATTTTTCAAAATTTGAGGTTAAATATGGTAAAAGAAAATCCTAATAAAGAATCCTGTAGAGAAAGAATGAAAGAACTTATTCGAGTTAAAAAACTCAATAGGAATCAAGTATGAGAGAATTTGATGATGTTCATAAATCAACTTTTTATGGTTGGTATGATGAAGTCATTAATGAACCTGATATTGTCTCTTGGGAGGAAGATAGGAAGCTAGAAATAGTATCTGAATATCAAATTAAACAAGATTTAGTTCAAAGAATGTTTAATCGTAATATGGAGCAATACGATAAGTATTGTGATGATTATGAAGATAACCAGGATACTGAGACTTTAACTAATATCGAAAAATATGAAGATAGACTTAAATACTTCATAAAAAAATAACATACACGAAAATTCGCTAACGAAAACTATGACTAACAATGAATACAAAATCTACCCACGATCTAAGGTAGTGAAATTAATAAATGACTTTATCAAAGAGCATAAACTTGATGCTGAATTTGTTAACAGTCCATGTGAAGGATTGGAGTATGTTCGATTCTGCGTAGAGGAGGATGAAGAAGATGACGACTAAAGATGAAGCACTTAAAGCACTACATGAAGCAAGTCTATCAATAGCTTCCTTAACTGATTTTTATGAATATCTTGAAGATGAAAATAATGATCTTAAAAATCCAAAATGGGTTTTAAAAGAAGGAGAACTTCTTGAAAGAGACATATATCATATTCAAGATCAAATTACGATCCTAGAAAATTTCTTAGATCCTTTTACAGTTGCAGAATTAGAAAACCAGGAGATAGAAAAATGATTGACAACCCATTAGAAAACCAAACCTTAGAACAATATGACAATCTCTATGTCAATGAAAAGTTTGAAGAGCATTGTTCTGATAGAGCTAGAGAAATAGCTAAAGATAATAATTTAAATCCAGATTATTATGATCCTTTTATCGAATTCTATATAGAACAATGTAGAGAATCAGATAGAGGTTATTTTTTCGGTAGTCAAAAATATATGATTGATCTTTGGTGGGATCATAATAAAGATTTATATGAAACTAAAACACCATATATTTAATCAT